GATCACATAGATTATTAATAGATCTGAAGTTAAACCCTTTAGCATTCTCATAGAACATAAACCCTGAATGTCCTGTTAGAGTTGAGTTATCACCACCACTGTCTGTCCTTGGTGTTGGTGCAGACATTGACTTGTATAATAGATTTGCACAGACAGTGAATGGTGTTTTATTAGCTGCAATAAAGACAGATTTATTAGTTGCCTCATCAGCAAAAAAGTCCTTATCACTCTTAAGAAAATCCTCTATACACTCCTTTGCTATATCATGAGGATATCCCTTCATTGTCTTACTGATTCTAACTCCCTCATTCTGTAATGCTTCCTTTGATATCAAACCCATGTTATAAGTCTGAACTTTATTGGATATAACAATATCACCTAAACGATAAACATAGAACTCATACTCATAATCCTGATCAGTTCCATCCTCTCCTGGTGCTGATACTTCTATAGTAACCTTTTCATATCCTTGTATGGGTGCTTCTGAACGAGCATTCATACCAGAATCAGTAATGAATAGATTAGCAGTAATGAATGGTTTAGATATATCCTCATAGTACATGAATCCAAATACAATGGGAGTCATATTATATGTCTTACCATCATGAGTCTCTATCTCCACCTTCTTCCAGGCAAAACTAGAGGGTGATTGTGACGTATCCTGACTCATTTATCTCTGACCTATAGACCACATAGTTAAATTAGCTAATCCAATAGCATTACTATCAGTAATAGGTTGCCAAGCACTACCACCTAACTCTGCTTCTGGTTTTGCTGGTGTTTGCTTTGATGCATTAGCTAATGCAGACAACCCAGCTGCCTGTAGCATCATTGCAGTATCATTTGTATTCTGTTGTATTGTTGGTTGAATTGCACTAATTGGTGTTGGAGGTTTTGTAATGAGAGAATCAGAATTAACATATCTCTTCCAATCATCTCTCTCAAAAGATGGATCAAATTGAATATGACTACCTGATGCTTCTTCCAAGTAATGATAGAAATTAGCTTTTTCATTAGGAAGTATATCAGTTGCACCCATATTATGTCTTTCACTTACACCTTTAAAATCTGTCCTCCCTTTTAATACCATCAATGCTTCTATAATCTTAGCCATTCCTTTCTGTCCAGTCAACCTATTGAACTGCTCTCTACTCATTGCCTCACCAGGTTTATATCCTTCATACTGACCCTCTGCTGTAACAATATCTTTCGCTGAAGCACCAGCACCACCCCATCTAGCATCAGCCATCCTGTTTATGATACTTGCTGCAACATAATATTGATCATCATCTGGTCCTGCTTCACCTTGAACTGCTCTGGTTATATACTCCCAATCTTCTGCTGTTAAATTTAATTGTCCTCCTGCAACACCAGGTAGACGTTCATTAGTCCTAGTACTAGTCCTAGTTTCTGCTGGAGGAGAAGGTGGTTCTCCCTGTGCAAATGGTAACATATTTCTCAAATTAGAGGGTAAGAATTTATCTGCGAGACCTCTGATTCCTGTTGTTAATCCTGAGAACATATTCTCAAAATGACCTTTAAGTTGATCAAATGCTGCTAACGATGACCCACCAGAAGGAGTCATATTAGGCATATCAAAGATATTCGCAAGTGGTTGTAGCAACTTCTGTATACCTGGTTTTACTAGATCTCCTAGTGGACCTAAGAATCCAGGTAACTTAGCAGCCATTGCCATTATACCACCACCTGCTGCCTTCATGGGTACTTCTATAGCCGATGCTAATGCATCATGCAAACCACCTCTGAATGACTTACCTAATGGAGTAAACGTAACAAGTTCCTTACCTGCCTCACCACCCATCAATCCTCTAGTTATCTCAGGGTTGTCTACAATATATGATCCACCCTCTGCATTCTTTATTGGTGATTCTGGTTGATCAGAAGCATTAAGATCATGTCCTTCACCTGTTTTTCCATCCTTTAAGTTCTGTACTGCACTATCTGCATGATCTCCATATAAACCAAGTGCTCCAAATCCACCTACTTCATCAGGTACTATATTAAGGAAATCAAATTGATTTAAAAATTTTCTACCAGACTCACGTATATTAGCATCAACCTCAGCCATCACCTTATTAGACTCATCAAATCCACCAGTCTTAATAAGTGAATTAGCACCCTCATATAGAGCACGGAATGGGGTTCCTACTATTTCTAATGCACCAGATAAACCATCAGTAAGACTACCAAGAACATTCTTAGCTTGATTACTTCCATCTCCACGTATCCAGTCACCAACACCACGAGTCATCTCACCAACGAATGATGATGCTAACCCAGTACCAATAACAGTCATTGCTGGTGCTAATACACCACCAACTATTCCACTACCACCAGTAGCAGCAGCTCCACCACCACCAGCAAGTAATGTTGTATCAATAGCAGCATCAGCATAGTCAACACCAGCACCAGCAAAATCTCCTTCAGCAAGAGACATTGTTCCTGTTACTGCACTCAATAAAGGAATAGCATTTTTAACACCAGGTGTACTTAAGAACTTAGCTATACCAAGATCAGGTATCTTAGGCATCTCTGGCATCTTAAGATTCTTTAGTGTATCTTGAAGACCACTAAACATTCCTTTATTTGGAGTTACACCATCCAGATTCTTTAATGCTTTCTCTGCTGCTTCCCTCTCATTAATAGGAGTATTAGGATGATTAATAAGATTAGTAAGTTTTTCTTTCTTACTTAAACGTGTTACATTAGATGATGGTAATAAATTCTGTGTCCCTCTAACATTAGCATTTGGAATCGCACTACCAGTAAGCAACTTCGTAGAGGATGCTGGTGGAAGCATCGATGCTGATGGAAGCATACGTGCGGAAGGAAGAAGTCTCCTAGCCCATTTAAATGCTCTTACAGCATCACCAAGACCTTGAATTAAATCCCATAGACCACCGCCACCGCCACCTTTCTTTGCACCCTCAAGCAATCCATATGTTTGAGTTCCAGATAAATCCTGTGTCTGTTCTAACCTCTCTTCTCTTCTAAGTCTCTTTTGCTCTCTAAGAGCATCTGCCTGTACTTCAACCGAAGCAGCTAATAGTCTGGTTTGTCCTTCAACTAACTGATTAGTCTCCTCAACTTCCTCAACAACTGTCCATAATACATCAATTATCCTAGTGAGTCCACCCCCACTACCTGTAAAATCGTCCTGAGGCTTGACAAGATCACTCTGTGATGGTCCTAGCAAATCGCTAGTCGCACCAGTTATCATCAGATTATCATCATCAATCTTTACGAACGCATTCTTCGTTCCCGTAAAGAAATCAGGAATATCTTTAATTGCCTGACTCAACCGTTTATCTAACGGTGAATCACCTGATGTTGTTTGGTATCCTTGTGTTCCAGATGGCATTATTTTTGTTGCTTCTGTTTGAGTTCCTCAAGGTATTGGGTAAGAAGTGCAAGATATACAATTCTTTCCCAGGGCATCATATTATCTAGCTCAGTCAAACTATATTTATGGTGTTGCATCAGGGCAAAATTAGTTTGAAAATACTCTTCCAAATTTGTATGGAAGAGTGCTATCCGAAAAAACTTTGTAATCCCTCTATAGTATATGTAGAACTCTTTCCTGTATTAGGATTAGTAACCTCAAAAGTATGACTCAACTTAGGCATAGTTGCAAAGAAATTAGACATCTCCTTGAACTGCTCTGAAGTAAGAGACTCCACAAATGAAGTCAATTCCTTCTTAGTACAATCCTTCGCTTCTGTTACCTCATCACCTTCAAAAATCTGATCTATAGAGTTAATAACGATGTTCATACCATCTAACTCAGCATCCTTTACAAACTGAGTCTCAACAAACTGTTTAAGACTAGGATACTTCATAATAACACCAACTTTATCAGTAATCATAACCTTGTCTGTATGACCTTCTGGTTTAATTACCTCAACATCATTAATATTAATAGTATGAGAGACTTGTGTGTTCTCATCATCCATACACTTAACATTAAGAGTTATCTCTTCCCCTACAGAAGCAGCACGTATTCTGAGGAAAAGATACTCTAAATCAAAACTAGGCAGTTCTTCTGGTTTCACACCACGTGTGACAACACATGCCTTTATTGTATCTACTAATGCTTGTTGTATTTGCTTCTCATCATTCGAGTCCATCGCAATAAGAAGTACTTTCTCCTCTTTAACAAGAAACGGACGGTATTTAATTTTTTTACCTGTAGATGGAAGTTCCAACTCATATGTCGGTGCGGTAACCTTTGGTAATGCCATAATGTAAACTTTTTTTTATTTATGCGATATCTGAGGATGATAAATCCAGTTCACCATCGTTATTTGTGTCAAATAGTTGAGATACCCAACCAAACAATCCTCCACCTGGTGAAACTGTATGATCATTATAATAGACATAATGCTTACTGTAATAGAAATTACCAGTAACTTTAACTAATGTTGATCCACCAAAAGAAAGTGGTACAGTTTCAACACTATATGGATATGCATCTTGTAATACATGAACCATAGAAACTCTCTGAGTATCACTAGTTGGTCCTCTTTCTACCTTAGCAACTTGTAGTGTAGATACATATGACTCTGGATAACGTAACCTAGTAGTCCTATTTCTCTTCTTTAAACCATCACCAGTTATAGACATCATTTGTCCATAAGTTTTTCCTGATGTTTGAGGAAAATACTTCTCCTTATCATATGGTCCTTCCTCATCAGACTCTTGAAAAATATACTGCCACCATGAATTAAGGAACTTATATGGTTCCATGTTAGCATCAGCCATCCATCCTAACTGGAAATCTGTATACAATTTAGTATGTGGATATGATACCTGTCCTTCACCTAGGTATTTTCCTGTTGTTTGACCAGTCGCTGACTGTGCTGATGGTAATGATGCTTCATCACAAAAACCTTCATATATGTCTGAATCTGATAGAACAGAATCCATATGTTTTTGTAAATCAGCCGCCAAAGAAAATTTTATAGCGAATCCATTCGACATCGCCATACCACCCCTCTGTGCTATGCGATTAATCTGATCCTTAATAGTAGTTCTAGACACTCTAAATATAGTACGGGGAATTATATTTTATTTAGTATGGCTTACTCAGGGTTATACAGACCAATAAACCCTAAGAAGTATAGAGGTAATCCAAGTAGGGTTATCTATAGATCATTATGGGAACGAAAGTTCATGATCTTCTGTGATCACACACCATCTATAGTTGAGTGGGGAAGCGAAGAGGTTATCATACCTTACCGTTGTCCCACTGATGGGAGAATACATAGGTATTATCCAGACTTTTACATAAAAGTACTAACCAAAGAAGGTAAATTCGCAAAAAGCATAGTTGAAATAAAACCTAAGAAACAAGTCAAGGGTCCAGATAAGAACCCTAAAAGGAAAACTATAGCATGGAAGAAATCTGTAATGACCTTTATGAAGAATAAAGCAAAGTGGAATGCTGCGGAAGACTGGTGTGATGATAGAAGGATGAAATTCATGATCCTTACAGAGGAACACCTAAATGTCTAGAGAAACTATATTTGAAGAAGTAAAAGAAAAAGCAGGATCACATGCTAGAACTGCATCGTGGTATAGGAAGCAGGTGCGTACAATTGCTAAGAGATTCCAAGATGCAGAGACTGTAATGGAAAAGATGCAAGCAGATGAAAAGAAAGAGACATTAACAGACGATAAATTTCAAGATACTAATAGATCTAGAACAGATGTAAGAAAAGGACACCTATACCTATTTGAATATTCCGCAACAATGGAAAGAATACCATATTGGGATGAGTTTCCATTGGTGTATGTTATAGACCATAATAATAGGTCATTTAGAGGTGCAAATCTACATTATATGCAACCTAAGTATAGAAATGGTATTATAAAAACTTTAATAGAAGATAACCTTCTCCGTGTACCTAAAACTACCTTTCATAAATACATTCGACAAGGTGTGCGCTCTAGGTTCCTCGACTTAGGTGTAGCAGAATGGCAAACTGCGATATTCTTGCCTGTTGAAAATTTTGTCTATAGAAAACAGAAAAAACTGTACACCTATAGAAAAGATAAGATTTGGAATGAAACCTATACAAAACGCAAAGATCGTTTTTCTATGAAACGTGTAATTGAGTTATACCCTGGACAATCAGCAGAATGACAGACAAACCAGCTGTATTAAAATACCCATATGATCTGGAGCCAACTATGGATACAGATTATATCCAATTTGATTTTCATAGGTATGAACCTCCATTTAAACGAGGTGGTGCTGGACTGGATGGATATAATCAAAATACCACAGACAATGGAGATGGGATAGACGGTAATTTTGGGGAAAAAACAGCACCATCAGTACATATCTACATGCCTCAAGATGTAAGTACTTCATATGCTGCTAGTTGGGGTGGTAAAGAGATATCCAACTTAGGTGCAGGTGCATTATCAGCATCAGCTAATATAGGATCAGGAGAAATTGGTAAAGCACTACAAAACCTGTTACAAGGTGCAAACAGTTTTGGAGCACTTGGTACTACTGCTTCTTCTGCATTAACAAAAGCAATGTTATCTGCTGCTGGTAATAGTCTATCAATAAATGACGTATTGGGTGGTACAACTGGTATAATTCTAAATCCAAATGTAGAACTATTTTATGGTGGTCCTCAAATACGTAATATAGGATTTTCATTTAAAATGTCTGCTAGAAATGCAGTAGAAGCATCACATATAAACGCTATTTGTGAATTGTTCAAAACAGAATTACTACCTGGATTTGGTGGTCAAACTAATTGGCAGACTGATATTGCATTCGCTGTTGGTACTGGTCTAGTAGGAGGACTTAAACTAAAAGGTGTACAAGCAGCAGCTACTTCCCTTGCTGGACTAACTGGAGTTATTAGTGCTGGTGATAAGGCTACTTCAGGAGAGGGTTATAACAATTTCCTAACCATACCAGATTTAGTGAAAATGCAACTGAAGAAAGGCCCTAAAAAGCATCCTTATCTTTCTCAATATAAAGCACTTGCTCTAACTAACGTAGA